ATGACAAAGTTTGTCGAGGGCGCACATCAGATTGGTCTAAGCCAAAAAGATGCTGCTAAGGCTTCTACATTCCTAGGTTCGGTTCTAAAGCAATCTGGTTTCAGCATGGAAGATGTCACTGAGCAGACTCAAAAGCTTGTAAGCCTTGGTGTGGACTTAGCTGCAACCTATGGCTACGATGTCCAAGAGGCTTTGCTTGGTATGACCGCCTTGTTCCGAGGTGAGTACGACCCGATTGAGAAGTTCGGTGTCGCTATGAAGCAGAGCGAAATCAATTCCGAGCTTGCCGCTAGGGGCCTAAATAATCTTCAGGGTGCTGCTAGAAGAAACGCTGAGCAAGTTATTAGGATGGAGCTTCTCTATCAGAGAGCTGCTGATGCTACTGGTGCTTTTGCTGGCCAGTCTGGAAACCTTTTTGTAGAGCAAAAGAAATTACAAGCTCAGTTTGAAAACATGCAAGCTAGCCTTGGTAATCAGCTTTTGCCAGTTATGGGTGCTTTGGTACAAGCCCTGGTCCCACTTGTTGACTACATAGGCCCAAAACTTGCTCAGATGGTTACAGATTCATTACCAGCATTACAAGGTTTTACTGATCTAATCAAAGACATGAGCGATCAGACAACAACTACTGGTCAAACTATGGAATTTTTGACCGGTACATTTGGTAGCTTTTTTAGTTTTGCTGCTGAAAACTTTGGTTTACTCGTTCAACTAGCTGGATTATTTATCGCAGTTAGCGCTGCCATCGCCCTTGTAAATGCTGCTTTGGCGCTTACAACTGCTGGTTGGGTCATTGTCGGACTCGGTGCTTTAGCTGCCGCTTTCTTACTGGTATCTAATGGGGCAAAAGATTTAGAAACCTCAGTTTACAACGCCAATAAAGAACTTTTGAAAGACCCGATACAACAGGTCATTGCTCCATATCGTGTTTATGAAGGAATCTTAGGTGACCTCTCTAACAGCACAGCCGTTGTTAGCGCCGAAACTCGCGCAATGGCCGCTGAGGTTGCAAACGCCGATAGAGCAAAGCTTAACAACCTAAAAGATGCAATAAATGCGGTTAGGTTTTCTTCCGCTGAAGCCGCTAACGAGATTCGGCGTATGCGAATCATGGCTGGTGTAAAAGATGTTGTAACTCCAACAGGTGCAGGAACGGGAGCTTCATCGGCTGCTGCTGCTGGTGCTAAACAAGAACAAGCTCTTAGAGAAATGATTGCTGCACAAGAACAAGCAGCCAGAGAGCTTGCTGCTGCCCAAGAAGCGGCCAGGAGAGCAGAAGAAGAAAGACTACAAAAAAGAGCTGACGCTTACAAATCTTTTGCCGATTCGGTCAAGGCTACATTTGGCGGTATCAAACAGTCAATACTTTCTTCATTCAGTTTGCCCGACCTTGGAAATTCCGTCAACTCAATTACTAGAAACATCAAGAAGCTTTTACAACAAACTAAGGACTTTGCTAAAAACATAACCTCTCTTTCTCAGCAAGGACTAACCAACGACCTTCTTCAGCAGGTAATCGCAGCAGGTCCTATGGGTGGTGGCAGACTTGCTCAAGCTCTAGCAGGTGCTGGTGGTGGATTTATCGGTGAGCTAAACCAGGCTTACGGAGAGTTTGGTGGCATAGCCTCTGGCATAGCTGGTGTTGGCACGACAGCCGCTTTTGGCAATCAAGAAGTGGTCAATAACTATTACAACATTGAGGTTAGCGGTGGAGTTGGCTCTGGACCTTCAATAGGTAAAGCAATCGTTGACGCTATCAAGTCCTACGAGCGCACCTCTGGCGCTGTCTGGCAGGGCGCATAATGCCAGCACCAGTTGTCACAGTAGAAATTGGGGCAAATCTTGGTAATAATGACCCAACCGGTTTTAGACTAAATGACCCAATCCGAGGCAGGCTAAATAACCTTGTTTACACTCTTGGTGGTTCAAAGTTTTACGACATTACAAGTAGGTTGGTTTCAGCTTCTACTTCTAGGGGTAGATCACAGGCACTAGACCGCATTGATGCTGGACAGCTTTCAGTTGTTGTAGATAACTTTGACCGGTTATTTGACCCTCTTTATGAAGAAGGGTTTTATTATTCGCAGCTAATTCCAGGGAGAGAACTAAGGATGAGCTGTAATGGCTATCCAGTTATTTATACTTACATTGATGACCTTGACATCGGTTATGAGCCAGGCAATAGGTCTGTCGTGAGCTTTCAGGCATCAGACGGACTAAGCACCTTGACTATAAACAACTTACCAGAAGTAACTCCACCAATCGAACTATCAGGTGCGAGAGTTACACGAATCCTTGACTTACAAGAAGTAAATTGGCCTCTTGATAAAAGAACTATTGACGCAGGTGATAGCCAGTTGTCAGATATTGATGTGGCCGCTCAAACCCAAGCTATTAGTTATCTTCAGCTAATTGCCACAAGTGAGGGTGGAGAGGTTTTTGTTTCAAAAGACAATAAGTTTGTGTTTAAGGAAAGAAATGCCAGTCCTGGAATAATTGATTTGATTTTTACAGACGAGGGTTCAATTCCCGGTTTTACTGCTATACCCTTTTCTGATCTAAGCGTAATTTATGGCTCAGAGCAACTTTACAATCGTGTTGTAATTACTAACAATCAATTATTTCCTGATGAGGCTATTGCGGAAGATGCCGACTCACAAGCAATTTATGGACCTCATTCATATAGTCAAGATGGCTTACTGAATGAAAGCATTATTGAGCTTCAATATCTTGCTGACTTCTTACTCGCTAGATTCAAACAGCCACAGTATCGGTTTGACAGCCTTACAGTGGTTCTTGATGTCCTAAGTGAGTCACAGCAGAATGAGGTCCTAGACCTTGAAATTGGTGATGTTGTGCAGGTTAGGTTTACACCTTCGGGTATCCCACCCGCTATTGAGCAATCTGTAAAAATAATTGGTATCAGCCATGATTGGCAAAACAACGAAAAGCGAATAACCCTTTCTCTTGAAAAGATAGACTTTACCTTGCTGACCCTTGACAACCCATTGTTGGGTATCCTTGACGAGGACTTCTTGACCTACTGATGCTAAACTACAAACAAAAGAACTAAGGAAAACGATGTCAAGAAAAACCTTTACAGCAGACGAAGTGCTTTTAGCGGCAGATGTCAATAGTTATCTCATGGACCAAACTGTCATGAGCTTTGCTGGTACGGCCTCTAGGGGTTCTGCAATTCCTTTCCCAACTTTAGGTATGACTAGCTACAACGAAACAAGCAAGCTTATTGAAAGCTGGGATGGAAGTGCTTGGGTTAGCCCAGTTGCCGCTGCTGTTCCAAGTGGATTGGTTTTTATTAAGGCAGACACGATTGGGTCTTTAGTTTCTTCTCATGTTTGGACAGGAACTTTTAGCTCTACTTATGACTCTTACAGAATTGTAGTTTCTGGTGGAGTAGCAAGCACAGCCACAAGACTTAGACTACAACTCGGAACTGACACTAACAACCACAACTCAAACTCTTTTACCGGTAACTACACAACCACTGGACTGGTTGGTGTCGTGGCAGCCAATGTTGGATACTTTGATTATGTTGGCGCTGCAACTACCAGCACGATCTCGGGAATCATTGACCTTGAAGGACCATTTATTGCTAAGCAAACAATGATGACCTCAACTGGTGAAAAGAATGGAACAGCGGGAGCCACTGGCGGAACTGGCTCTATCACAACTGGAATCCACACAGCAGCTACTAGCTTTACAACCTTTACAATTTCACTTCAATCAGGAACCATTACAGGTGGAACAGTAGCGGTCTACGGATACAGGAAGGCATAATGACTAATCCACTAATCGGAATTGACGGCATTGTTCGTGAGATGACGGAAGCAGAATTGGAAAATTACTTAATCCTTCAAAATCAAAGTAATGCCATTGAAGCAACTCAAAAAGCCAGAGAAGCAGCTCGTGAATCTGCCCTAGCTAAACTTGCAGCACTCGGTCTAACGCAGGAAGAAATAGCGTCGCTCTAAGGCTTTGCTACTAGAAGATAACTAAGGAAAATAATGCCGAAAAAGACTTTTGTACCTGGTGAGGTTTTATTTGCCGCAGATGTAAACAATTTTCTAATGGATCAGTCAGTTATGACCTTTGCAGACACAACTGCCAGAGGAACGGCTATTCCTACCCCAACAGAGGGTATGGTTGCCTACTTGAACGACTCCAACACAATACAGGCGTATAACTCAACTTCTTGGGTAACTGTTGGTAATGCCGGAACTGCCTCATACAATTTAGTTCAAACTGTTTACTTCACTTCATCAGGCACATTTACAAAAGCAACTTACCCTTGGCTAAGAGCTATCAAAGTAAAGGTTCAAGGTGCTGGCGGTGGTGGTGGTGGAACTGGTGCCATAAATGCTACCCCTAGAAGTGCTGTTGCTGGTGGCGGTGGTGGTGGTGCTTACGCCGAATCTTTTATTACCGACATTGCTGGCCTTGCTTCTTCGATAACTGTAACTCGTGGTGCTGGTGGTGCTGGTGGAGCTGCTGGGGCTAACAATGGCAGCGCAGGTGGTTCATCATCATTTGGAACGGCTGTAAGCGCGAATGGTGGTAGTGGCGCGGATGGTAACTCACAAAGCTCACTTGTTGCCATTGAAGCAAGCGGTGGTGGTGGAAGCAGTACTGGGGTAGGTGACATCGTTCTTAGCGGTGAGGGTGGAATGTTTGGGATGCAAATAGCTAATCAGTCTATTTTCCCAGCAAGAGGTGGCTCATCATTTTTGGGGCGTAACACTCACGCGACCAGAATAATTACTCGAGGCGATGGAAACGCTGGTCTTAATGGCTCTGGGGGAACTGGGGGAGCAGCCACTTCTGTTGTTTCTTCAACCCAAGCTGCAACTGCTGGTGGGGCTGGCGGTAACGGAATAGTAATAGTGGAGCTGTACGCATGATAAACATTCAAGAACCAGATAACCTAAAAACTTACGCACACATACTTGACGGAAAAGTTGTAAATGTATCAATCTGGAATAGTGAAGCGCCATATACGCCAGATGAAGAACTTGTGGAAATCCCAAAAGGGTCACACGCTGGAATTGACTGGGATTACATTGACGGCAACTTTATAGATAATAGACCACCGACTTCTCTAGGAAACTAATGGCCGAGGAAACAACTTCGGTTCGCATAACCCAAGCCGACATCTACAAGAAGCAACTTGAGCATGGCGAGATTCTAGTCAAGGTCTTACAGAAGCTAGACCACCTTGA